GAACTACAGGTAGGGTCGAGCATGGCCTTCCGGAGTATCTCCGGTCAAGAGTTTAAAGTACAGATCAAAAATGAGAGTAATAATACTATTATTGACACGGCCTTTGATTTTAGCGATACAAGTGATAAATTTATCCGAAAGGTGTTCAATACTAATCCCACCTTGACGAACAGCAGCGTGACATCAGACTCTCAGCTTCAAAAATACTGGCTCGGTGAAACCTTCGAGGGTAATGTTAACGACATTCTAGGAACCTCTACGAACACTCTTGGAGCCATTCTCCCACTTGTTAGTGGATCCAAAGGCGCCGCGGGCTTCTTCGCCGACCGTCGGAAAGACTACCAAGAGGCAAAATCCGGCTGGTTCATTTCCCAGGATATGACCCAAGGCACTGCCACGGGAAGCTTCCAGGCGGGTGATATGCAGAAGTTATTCCGCGTAGTTGCACGCAACGCCGGCGCCTGGTCCTCGCGCCATTTGAAAATCTCCATTCAAGATCTTAAACGATCACCGAGTTCTTTTACGGACTACGGCAGTTTTACTCTTGCTATTCGGAAGATGTCCGATACAGATAACCGAGTAGAGTATTTGGAACAGTGGACTAATGTGAACTTGAACCCCAACTCGGAAAATTACATCGCCCGTAGAATCGGCGACAAATATCAGACATGGGACAATACAGACCGGCGCTATAAAGATTATGGTAGCTATGCGAATGCCTCTAAATATATTCGTATCGAGATGAACACCGCCGTTGACAAAGGAGATACCGATGCGGCCTACTTGCCATTTGGTGTCTTTGGACCGCTACGGTATAATTCTTTCGTAGATAACGCAACCAACCCCAGCGCCACCACGATGGTTTCCGGTAATCTTGATGACCTAGGGTTCCTCACCCCAGACGCTATCGCACCTAGCTTGATTACTGGGAGCACCGGAACCATTGAGTATGGCTGGCCTAAGTTGCGCCTGCGCGTTTCAGCGTCGGAAGGGGATCCAACTGATCCTAGAAATGTGTGGTTCGGCGTGGACACGACGTTCAATAGCACACGGTTGAATAGAAGCGTTTTGGATATGGTGAAACCCCTGGCTCGCCTTACCGATGACTTTAGCGCTGGTGTATCAACGACCACTTCCTTCGTGTTTACGCTGGATGATATGTGTAACACAGACAACACAGGAGCTTTGACAGGATCTAATGTTTATATTTCGGGTTCGCGCCAGATGGCCTCTGAGGATCGTAATGCCAACTATGGCTATACCCGCGGCACTGGTTCCTATGTCCGAGTTATCGAAGACGCAGGCTGTGACCGCTTCACCACGGTCCTCTTTGGCGGGTTTGATGGTCTAAACATTAAAGAGGCCACCCCTCTGAGAACAGTTAATCAAAACACCACTGATGATCCGGACACGGATTATATGTTTAATTCTTGTCAGGTGGCCATTGACTCGCTAAGAGATCCAGAAGTAACGGAATACAACTTGGCCGCAATGCCTGGTGTCATCAACAACACTCTTAATCGTTCTTTGATAGATATGTGTGAGCAACGCGGCGACGCTCTCGCAGTCATTGATATCAAAAACGGCTACACACCTAAATACGAGTCGACAGCAGCAGAGTCCTCTCGATTAGGGAATGTCGATCAAGCTGTTACCAACATGAGAAACAATCTGGCGGTTAATTCCAGTTATGGCTGCGCGTATTATCCTTGGATTCAGATTCGCGACACGAACAACGGTCAATTGGTCTGGGCACCTCCCTCGGTGGCCGCAATCGGCGCAATGTCTTATTCGCAGAAATCCTCGGAACTCTGGTTTGCCCCCGCAGGCTTTACACGCGGCGGCCTTTCATTGGGCAACGCGGGTGTACCCGTCGCAGCGGTTCGCCAACGACTGACTTCTAAGCAGCGCGACAAGCTTTACGACGCTAACATTAACCCAATTGCTCAATTCCCAGCAGAGGGAATTGTGATCTTCGGACAGAAGACACTGCAAGCAACGCCATCGGCGCTTGACAGAATTAATGTCCGCAGACTGCTGATTTACTTGAAGCGTCAAATCTCAAGATTTGCAGCAACAGTTCTCTTCGATCAGAACGTACGCTCCACGTGGAATCGCTTTAAAGGTCGCGTTGAGCCTTTCCTGGCCTCTGTCCAGGCTGGTCTCGGAATTACCAAGTTTAAATTGGTACTTGATGAGACTACAACAACCGAAGATCTCATTGATCGTAATATTATGTATGCGAAGATCTTCATTAAGCCTGCAAGGGCAATTGAATTTATCGCGCTAGACTTTATCTTGACAGATAATGGCGCGGCATTTGAAGACTAAAAAATAATCTAGGAAACTAGTTAACTTTAAGGAGATAAAAAACATGGCTTTTTGGAGCGTCGGCAGCACAGAACCTAAACGAGCATTTAGGTGGACATTTACCTTGGGAACGGGGTTAGCAGGAGCAACCATTCAAACTTACTTCTGTAAATCAGTAACGAAACCTTCGTTTGAGGTCAGCAGTGTGCCCCATCAATTTGTGCAGCACACTTTTCATTATCCTGGAAGATTAACTTGGAATCCTGTTGACGTAACTTTCGTTGATCCCGTACAACCGGACACCTCGACAATTCTTGCTAATATTGTGGCAGACTCTGGATATCGCATCCCGTCCGACCCGCAAGTGGCATTGGAGTCGATGAGCAAAGGTCAATTCATTGCCAACGTGGGGACTCCCACTATCCAACAGATTGATTCGGAAGGAATTCCTATCGAAACCTGGACTCTTAACAATGCTTTTGTCACCAGCTTGAATTTTGGCGATCTTAACTATGAGAGTGAAGACTTGGTGGTAGTGGCGATGACGTTACAGTATGACTATGCAACGCTTACCGGAACGAGCACACCTTCCAGTCTCCAAAGCTAAGTTAATATAAAATTACAAAATGGCATTTTGGTCAGACGGCAGTATATCCCCTAAACTATCCTTTCAATGGTTCTTGACCTTGGGAAGCTCGGAAACCCCAATAGCATCTTATACGTTAAGGTCTTTTCAAAAACCCTCCTTTCAGTTGACTGTGAGTGAATATTTGAATATCAACGATATAGCCTATAAACCAGGAGTTCTATCCTGGAACCCTATCGAGATTAACCTGGTCGATGCAGAAGGTACTTTTGAGAACAACACAGCGATTCTTTATGACATCATGAAGAAATCAGGCTATGTGAAGGATTTACAGGGCGGTGGGTGCAATGTAGGCGCTATCCAGAAAAGGAAAAATTCCGCATTAATTGGTAGTGGTGACGCAGCTTACGGCGGTCAGATCACCTTTAACCAAATAGATAGCCGCGGCCTTACTTATGAGCAATGGGTTCTCTGGGATCCTTTTATTAGCTCTATCAACTTTGGCCAAGCCAGCTATACGAGCGATGAAATGATGACCATCAATGCGAGACTGCATTACGATCACGCTGAATATCGAAAAATCAGGTAGATTAATTTAAGATAGACAGCAAACAGTGTTATAATAATACTTACCCACAAGAGAGGTTAAAATGGCTAGATCAAATAAAACACGAATGCAAACGCCTACGGGCGATATCCCCCAAAACCCAGCAGCGCCACCCGAAAATGCGCCTGATGCAGCAGCAATGCTTCAATTTATCGTACCCACGGAAGTTGTCGACTTGCCAAGCAAAGGAGCTTTCTACCCAGAAGGACACCCTTTGCATCAGTGCGGAACGATTGAATTGCGACACATGACGGCTAAAGAAGAAGATATTCTGACTTCGGCAACCCTTCTCAAAAAGGGGCTAGCCTTGGACAAAATGTTGCAAAGTGTTATTGTCGATAAAAGTATCAAAGTCCAGGATTTGCTGGTGGGAGATAAAAATGCGCTTCTTGTCCATTCGCGTATTTTCGGCTATGGCCCAGATTATACCACCACTCTGGTCTGTGAAGCATGCGGAGCGCCTCACGAAAATACATTCAACCTAGAGAATGTGGGGAACAAAGAAATAGAGGACGTTTTGGAAAAGTACGGCATCGAAACAACCGAGAACAATACGTTCTGTTTTACTCTCCCCAAATCCCAATACGAGGTAGAATATCGTCTTTTGACAAGTCGAGATGAGACCGAAGCCGCATCTTCTACCGGTCAAGTGTCTTCTCTGGCATTGCTTGAAGCTATTACTGTTTCTTTGAATGGTCAAACAGACCGCTTTTATATTAAGCGCGCTCTCAGCAGCTTGCCTATCCTTGATGCCTCTATTCTCAAGAGAGCCTATGGGCGCACCACCCCTGACATTGACTTGACCCAAGAAGTGACATGTCCCAACTGCGGCGAAACTGCTGATGTGGGGGTCCCGCTTGATGCGGGCTTTTTTTGGCCTCAACTCTGATTATATGAAAGCTGTCTATGAGCAGTTTTTCTATATGAAATACATTTCCAACTGGTCCCTCGCCGAGCTTTATAGTCTTCCAATTGGCCTTCGCAACTGGTTTGTGGAACGCACAATGCAACAAAAAGAAGCAGAACAGGAAGAAATTGAAAAAGCAAGAAAAAGTCAACGCCGCTAAACTGTTCTAACTACTAATTATATATAGCGTTTACTATCTATGAGGGCCATCTATGCTAAAAAAGATACACATCGATCTAGAAAGCCTTAAAGGCGACCTTATCCACGAAGCTGCAACCGCCGTTACCAGAATGGCATCGGACATCAAATGGCTTCTCTACCATATGACAGGGCCTTCCTCCAGCTTATTCCCCGGCGGCGTGCGTATCACGGGAAGCCGCGGCGACGTTGAAAGCTTTAGCAAAGTTATGGGAAAAGAAAAGAGATATATGGACGCTTACCTCAAATATGGCCTCAATGACCCCCGCGTATTAAATAACCGTGCCAAGCTTGAAAAGGCCATTTACGATTTCGAAAAAGCAACCGGCATTAAATGGCCACTCAAGTAGGTTAACCCTCCATGGCAAACGAAAAAGACGCAGCCCTCCAAAAGCAGATAAACGCTCTTATTAAAGAGCGTATGGGCCTCCTCGCCGATATGATGGACGCCGAGCAGAAAGCTGCGGTTGAGGCGCAAGCACGCCTGGAGATCCAAAAAGAAGAGCTAGAGTTGGCGCAAAAAAAGCTTGCGGAAGAAGAAAAACTGACCAGAGAAGGTAAAGCACAGGCATCGACCATGGACATCATGGGCAATATGCAAGAATCGGATCTAGAGAGAGCCAAAAAGCTTGTTGAACAAGCCAAAGAGAACGTTAAAGCGACGGAAGAGACTGTAAAACAAACGCGCCACCTGGTGGAAGCCGTAACTGATGCGGAGAAAGCAGGCAACCGCTTCGCAGAGACAATGCTTGGGGTCGACGACCGCGCCAGAATGCTCGGCAAGACGCTAACCAAAGATGGAAAGGTCATCAAGAACATGGGCGCCCAAATGGGCAAAGTGTTGGCAAAAATGGGAGAGTCAGCGGGAGCCGCCAGCCAGATTGGTCGAGCTTTTATGAAGGCCGAAGAGGGCGTAGTAAAGCTTAACGACAAACTAAACCAAACGGCCAAAAAATACGGAATGATGGGGGCGATTGAGCGCGCCCGAGAATTCGAAATCTTCACGAAGCATTCTGCCCGTGACGTGGGCATCATCACAAACGAGGCCCGAATCCAACAAAAAAGACTCTTCACAGAAGCTGTGGAAGGCACCGTCCATCTGGAGGAATCCTACCATAAGCTGAATCGCACCCTATTTCAGAATTCAACTGCATTTCGAAAAGCATCTAAAAGCACGCGACAGGAATTGACACTCGTTGCGGCTGACCTCAAACAAACGTTTAATGTAGAAGGGTCGACCAGTGTAGCGGTAATGCAAGAGCTAGGCACAACCTTTGGTAAAACCGGCAAGGAAACGGCAAAACTTACAGCCGACTTGGCAATGATGGCGCAAGTTCAAGGCAGAGATGTAAATAAAACATTGAAGGATTTTGCGGATATGTCAGGCCAACTGGCCAAATACGGTCTTCCAAGCGCCACCCAGGAATTTGCACGATTACAAGCTATTGAAGAGAAAACAGGCGCATCGATGGGCAACTTAGTAAGCTCGATGGAAACCTTTAGCACCTTCGAGGGCGCTCTTAACGCAGCCTCCAAGCTTAACGCAGCTTTTGGAACAACAATCGACGGTATGGAGCTAATGGACGAAATGATGACCGGAGGACCAGCAGAGGCCCTATTGTTATTACGACAAAGGCTGGACGAATCAGGTCAATCGTTTGACACAATGAATTTTGCGCAGAAGCGCGCCATGGCCGAAGCTTCAGGAGTCGGGATTCAGGATCTCGCCAAGTTTATGTCAGTACCCTTTGAGGAACTCTCACAGGCTGTCAACGAATCTGACGGCACCATCGAGAGTCTGACCAACTCCCAGAAAAAGCTAGCCAAAGCCACCAACGGCACCCTTACAGCGACAGAGGCCCAAGACAAACTTCAAGAAGAGCAGGCGTCCAAAATGGCCTTCGCGGCGGAAACAATGGAATCGGTGTCAAAGAGCCTAGCTCAAATGACAAATGGTTGGGTGGCTTTTGGCCTCGCCGCAGCACAATCCCTCGGCGCCGTATCGGGCCATATTATGGCATATATTGGAAAACTTCTGTCGCTGCGCGCTGCGAAGAAAGCCGATCGCCTCGCTGACTCCATAGAGACCAAAAAGGGAATAGCAGAGGATATGGCCGAGACCAAAAGTCAAATGGCCCTCAATGCGGCCCAGGCGGGAGGAAAGGGCGGCTTCCTTAGAAGCGGTCTAGGTTTGGGCACAATGGGCAGCGCCGGCGCCCTAAGCTACTTAGCAGGCGCCGCAGTAGTAGCAGGCGCAGGATATGCGGGATATAAAATGGCAGACTCCAGCGGATGGCTCGGAAGCGAAGGGGAACACAGTTATAGCACCAGCGGGTTTGCGTCCGGTCAAAATATGATCAGCAAGCCCACGGTCGCGACTGTTGGCGAAGCAGGATCTCCCGAGATCGCAAATATCGGCGGTCAAAACTATATGGTGGGCATGGGTGGCCCACAAACGGTGGCTTTGGGCGCAGGCGACAGCGTAGCCACAACAGGGGGTGAAGGCGGTGGTCAACCACAACGTGTCGTTATGAACTTTACCTTCGTGGACGAGAACGGCGCCAAGAAAACTGAGCGAATTGAGAGAGTCATGAAAGAGTATATGAACGAAAATTTAAATCTCAGTTATACTTAATATCTAGAGGGGAAATTAAATGCCAATCGCAGTCAAGGACAGTCCACAAGTTATCAAGATAACGCCGCTGCATGTTGCAGCGGCACAACCTCTTCTTTTCCCCACCATTATCACCCAATTTGAAGACAAATGGACACCTGGATGGCGCAATGAGACCGTTTATGGGCGTATGGACCCTATAGGCTTTTATGCGGGCACACAGCGCACCTTAACGTTGGGATTTCGAGTCATTGCGGCTGATATTGCCGAGGCAAGAATAAACATGGGCCTCATTCAACAACTAGTTCAATACCAATATCCGGCTTTTCGACCTCGCGGGTCAGTGGCAACGCTCAAAAGTCCTCCTTACTTTAAGCTAGAGATCATGAATGTTGCCGCTCAAGGAACACAGGCCCTCCAAGGATACCTCTTGTCAGGGATCAGCGTCAACCCCGGTTTTCAGGATAAAAGCACCGTTCAATATTATGACGCCGCCTGCACAAAGCTTTTGTTTTCGGACGTCAACATAAGCTTTCAAATGGTGGTGTTACACTCGGCTAAAGTAGGGTTCTATGGGCAGAAAGACGATACCGGAGCCGCAAAATTCGCCGCAGGCACTGCATATCCCTACAATATTGACGGAACCACGCGCATCCAGTCGCCAACCGCCGGCTCTCTCACCCCGGGACAAGCCACTTCCCAGGCCGGGGCAAAAGCTCCGGGCGCTAAACCGAAAAAACGAAGAAAGTCACGCCGCTCCAAAGTAGTAAAACAAAACCAAGTCTTGTCAGCCGTGACCACGGTCGCCGACACGTTTTCTTCGCTGGGCGCCACCTTAAACCGTGTCACGGAAGCTGCCTTCGAGC